TTAGACTAACTCTGCAATTCTAGTGACTCCCACATAGACATGGGATATTTTGTACCAGGTGGGAAAATCTATTACTCCTGTTTGGGGCAGACCAAAGATAGATTGGAATTCTCGAACAGAAGCTGCTGTATTGGGACCATAAAATCCATCTACAGCTACATGTGGAATAGCACTGTATACCGTGGCAATGGCATCTAACTGCTCTTGAATCTGCCGTACTTTTTGGCCAGAAGAACCAATCGTTAAATTTTGTCCAGGCCAGGAGGAGGGGATTCCTGCAATCTGTTCCGCAGTGTTAATATAAATGCTCGAACCATAGAAATGTCGAAGAATTTCAATAGGGCTGTAGCCTCGTTCTCCTAAAGAACAAGAACCCCATTGGGTCAACTAAATTGTAAGTGCGTATACGAAAAAAGTTAAGAAATTTCATTGAGATAATAGTGAATATCTATGTGCATATGTTCTCGGTCAAAGATTATCTTATCTACAATGCTTTTTAAAGCAATATTTTTCTGAACCATAGAGAAGGTGTCTGATTTTAGGATATCTATGACATTACGGATATTTTCCAGAATCTGTTTTGTTCGGTCAGCTTTTTGAACAGCAGAGTTTTCGTAGATTTTTGTAAATTGGGCAATAGATGATTCCAAAGATTTTCGCTCATTTTGGAGAAGAATTTTATTTTGCCGATACTCTTCCTTTGTATCAATTCCATCCATATAAGCCTCACGAGCACGAGATTCTTTGATTTCCAATTTTTGAAGAAGATTTTTCAAAGTTTCAAGTTCATGAGTATCTTCAGGTTTTACAGCATTTTTAATTTCATAGCTGACATTTCCACATTCTAATACATCATTTAAAGCATTAAGAACAGAGGAAACAATGTCTTTTTCAGGGATATAGTGATTTGATATGCATTTGCCTTTTAAATAGCCATAACATTGAAAAGAATAACCATCTCCCATAGTTTTTCGATGACGGACACAGGAAGATAAGGTTCGGCCACAATGAGAGCATTTTAATAATCCACTGAGCCAGTGTTTAGTTATTTCTGAAGGTTTAGCATTTTTACGCTTATATTCAGCTTCGTAGCGTTTAGCAGCCTGCTGAAATAATTCTTCACTGATGATAGCTGGATGACTGCCCTGACTGAAAATCCATTCTGACTTATCTTTAATTTCATTAGTTTCGCTGCAGGTTCGGTTCCAGCGAATAATGCCAGCATAGGAAGGATTTTGAATAATATATTCCAGGGAACGCTTTTCAAAGGGTTTTCCACGGCTAGTCTTTAAGCCAAGACTGTTTAAATATCGAGTCAGTGCAAAAATACTCATTTTTTCATTGACATATTTATCAAAAATCATACGCACGATTTCTGCCTCCTCTGGGACAATTTCAGGGGTGGCTTTATGATAAGGGATTTTGTATCCTAAAGGCGGACGAGATTGATAACCGCCATTTTCTGCCTTTGTCTTCATGCCTCTGGTGACATCTTGGGCAAGATTGTAAGAATAGAATTCGTCCTGCCATTCAATAATCATCTCAATCAGACGGCCATACATTCCATCAAGAACCGGCTCTGAAATACTAATGACATCAATAGACAGTTTTTTGCGTAACATACCTTTATAAAAAGTACTTTCATCTTGATTGCGGGCAAAACGCGAGAATTTCCAGACCAGGATACAATCAAAAGGTTTGGGCTTTGCTTTTGCAGTAGCAATCATTCTTTGGAACTGAGGACGGTTTTCAGCCCTTTTTCCGCTTCTCCCTTCCGATTCCATAAATATGTATTCTTTAGGAATAACAATATTATGCGATTTTGCATAGTTCAATATAGAATCTAACTGAGATTCTGGACTTAGATCCATCTGACCATCAGTACTGACACGGATATATGCAGCACCGATTTGGAGTAAATCAGGAGAACCTGATTTTTTGTTTGACATAAAATCATCTCCTTTGTGTAGAATATGACTATAAATATAGAAAAAATACACTTTTTCCGTAATAAATTTTGCCCACAACAGAATATCATTGAGAGAACTTTTTATAATATTGTTCTGCCTCTTGTTGGTTCAATGCAAAGAGTTTTTGAAGCTTGATAAGGATTCGTTCTTTAGAAATTCCTTCCTCTAAATTATCAAGAATAATTGCTTCAATCCCTTCCATTCGTCCTTCCATTCTACCTTTTTCGATATTTTCTTGATCACGCATAAGTAATGTCATAAATTCCAACCTCCAGTTCCGATTTTTCTTGGCCTCTTTTACTGCTTTTTTTAATTTCTGAACAAACAAATCTTCGGATTCTTTTCCTGCTACATAATCTAAAAAAGCATGTAATTGCTGGCTGACATCATCTTGTGTTCCCTTTGCATTTAAAAAGATTTTGGTCATACCGTCATTTAACGAAAGTGTTTTGTCTTCTTTACAGAAATTTTCAAATGTGTATATATGCCGTCCTTTTTGAAACGGATCGAAAGGACATATAAAAATAATAAAACATGGTTTTAATTTATTGTAGAGTTCTCCTTTATCAATCAGTTGTAAATCAATTATACTTTGATAGTATCGTGTTCGTTTTGGAAGTTCTTTGGTATCAATGACCTGCATTTCAATATCATAAATCGTTCCTCTGCCATCCTTGACATACACATCAAGCCGGATACTTTTTGCATCAAGGTCAAGGCTGATTGTTTTTTGTAATTCTGGATAGACAATTCGGTCAATGTTTAAATCAGGAAGGATTCGTTGAAGCAGTTCTTTGCATAATTCTGCATCCTGCATTACCTTTCCAAAAAGGAAATCGTTGGAAATAGTAAGTTCTTCCCATGTGGTATAAGTATTCTTTTCTGTTGTATATTCCATTTGTTTTTTTATTTACCTACTTTCTGCTATTATGGTGTATTATTTCTACTTACACACCCTATACGAGATGTGACCTTGAAGGATTACCTAAAGCCTCCAATAAACACTTCCAATATAAGGATTCTTTTGTGCTAGCATGTCAAATTCCTCCTTTCTCTCTGCATTGATAAATTTTGCCTACAACAGGATATCACTGCTTCCATCTATTAGCTTCTCCGGCAGTTTCGGCAGCTCTAAAACATGGAATTCCATCTTATCGGTATAAATGGTATGACGGCTGTATTCCCGAATGTGAAAACAGGAATAAAAATTTTCATTTGACAGTTTCGTTTGTCTTTTTTGCATAGGATTTCTTTAGTTTTTCCAATCTATGGAGTGTAGGGGCAATTTCAGAATCTAACTGTCTTTTGTATTCCTCAAATGGCAAATTCTTTGTTCTTTCGGAATGTTCTATCCTGATAGCGTGAATTTCATCATTCGTCAACATAATATTATTTTCCATAAACCTCCTAACATCATATCTGTTAAAAAATTATCCATAAAATTTCCGCTTTTTACTATTTCATTTATCTTTCTTTTCTAAGCGTCTTTTGGCAAGACAGATAATTTTTCCGCCTGACTTACTTCAAGTTCCAGTGCTGCACGGTATTTTTCAATTTCCCTTGGAATATCAGATTTTGTAAGTGGTGATTTCTTAGTGGTTTTTATGGGTTCCATAGTGGCAGCTTCTTCTGTTATAAGTTTATAGTTACCAGCAGATAGGGCTTCTGAAACTTCCATACAGTAATTTAAAATTACTTGTCGATCAGATTCTTTCATTCTTACAATTTTTTCAATTAAGATTTGTGTTCCATACGAAAGGTTGTATTTTTTTGCTAATGCTTTTAACTCATCATTAGACTCAGGTAAAAATATTTCTCCTTTACCCGTTCGTAGCCATTCTTCATTAACATTAAACTCTCGACAAATTGAAAGGATAGTTTGATCGCTGGGAATTGTTTTTCCCATTTCATACATTGCAATGGTATTTCTTTTTATTCCTATACGTTCAGAAAAGACTTGCTGTGTTAATTCTAACTTTTTTCTAAGTTGTTTAATACGCTCTTTCACACATTATCACCTCATTTCTTAGTTCTTACGCAAAATTGGAAAACACATTAACATCACTTTCTCCTTTAACCAGTGTTAAATATCTGATATTTTAATATATTTTCCGTCAATTTCCAAATTATTTCGCAATCACCTATTTTTATTATAACGCATAAACAATAAAAGTCAATAAAAAAGTCATTTAATCAACAAAAAGTCATTTATTTAGCAAACAAACTATTGACTTAGCTAAAATAATGACATATAATAGTCATAAATTCAACAAAGAAAGGGGGATACTAATGAAAATATCACCAACTCATGTTAAAGAGCAAATGAGTAGTATGGAAAGTGTGACTCAAATAATTACACAAATAGTTGGAAAGATTCCAGATAGTGAAAAAGAGATTGCTATTATAGCTATGAATGCATATACAGATGGTTTTATCGCAAGAAGTAGTTTAGAATCTCCAAAACAGACAGCATAAGAGGTAACAGAAGACATTGGTAGAGAAGTACCCTTGCAGAGTGCGTGATAGTTCATGGAGTATCATCAGCAACCGCCATCTTAAAAAGGGATAAGCGAATAGTTACGTCATTTGCTGAAGGGGCGTTAAAAATGCAGGAAGCTATGCAGAACAAGCAGCCCCCAAGGCAGAGCGCCTGAGCAAGGGGCAGTAGAAAAGAGGTGGGCGGAAAGATGGCATTAAATATAACCACATGCTTTTTAGAGTTAGCTCCGTAGCCTCAAGGCAGAGTGCCTGAGCAGGAAGAAAGTAGAGATGGAAGAAAAACGAATAGATAAAAAAGAGCAGATAACACTCCACCTACCTGTTGAAACAATGGAAGTATTAAAACAGGAGGCGGAAAAAAGAGGATATACCATAACAGATTTAATTATATTCATTCTTTGGAATTATGTTGATGAATCCATTCTTCAAGAATAAATTCAATTTGCTTTCCAGCAGAACGCTTATTTCTTTTTGCTTCTTCACGGATAGTATTAAGTAATTCTGTAGGAATACGTAAGGTAAATCTTGAATCGGTTTCTTTGGTATAGGGGTCTTTGTTCATCATCATAAATCCTCCTTTTGACATCATAATGACATAATAAAATATTTTATTGAAAAAGTCAATATGATACTTGACGTCAAAAAGATGATATGTTATAGTGTTATAAGAAAGGAGTTGACGTCAAAAAGATGAAAAAAGACGCTAGAGAGCGATTTACATTAAGATTACCTGCTACCTTATTCATGCAACTTCAAGTTGATGGAGAAAAATTAGGGGTATCAACTAATGCACTTATTTTGCAGATATTGTGGAATTGGATGGACAGAAAAAAGGAGGAGAACAGTAATCCCCCAAGGCAGAGCGCCTGAGCAAGGAGCAGTAGGAAAGAGGTGGGCGGAAAGATGGCATTAAATATAACCACATGCTTTTTAGATGAAGCTGAAAAAACAGTAACTTTAAATCAACAAACAGTATCAAAAATCTGTGAATCAGTGATTGCAGTCATAGCAAACGGGCTTCCAGAAGAAGCCCATACAATAGAAGTATTTCATTATATTTTAAAACAAACTGAGGATTCATTGGGTAGCAAATTATTAAAATTAAAGTAATTTTTCCAATAGTTCTTGTAATGCATATGCTATAATTTCAAGTTCTTTGCCAGATTTGACAGATGCTCTTGAATGTATCAAGTCAGTAAAAGCTTTTAAATTTATGCAGAAAGTATCAGAATATTTTTTGTTGTTGCAGTTATATGAAATCTTGAAATTAAGAGATGGTATTCCTGAACCAAATAAGGGTACTTGTTGTAGGGCACATCTATAGGCTTGATTTGGTGCAATCGGCATATTTTCTATGTGGGAAAATGGTTTTATTTCTTCAATATAAGAAAATTTACTTAAGTCAGTATCACATTCCAAAGAAGTGATTATAGCATTGCTTTTACCGAAATTTTTAATAACTAGATAAAAAATAGTACCTTTACATTCTATGGTATCCCCATAAATGGATATATAAGCACGGGATTCATTTTCAAGCATAATAGAATTTTGTTTCAGAGTCACAATAACAGTTATTACAGAAATAATAGCAAGTAGAAATGAGAGGATACACAAAATAATATTTGTTTTTGTAGCAATATCCATAATATTTACCTCCCTTCTTTCGTACTCGGCTACTGCAACAGCCTGTACAAACAGTATAAGATAGGAAAGAGCGAAAGGCAAGCAATTGAAAGGAAAAAGGTAGGTCAGACCGCTTGAGCAGGAAGGAGGTGGAGAACAGAAATGAAAATAATAATGACAGCAGCAGTTACAGCTTTTATTGTTTCTATAATCTGCTGCAGAATATCAGCTTCGGTAACTTTCAAAATCATTGATAAGTATGTAGCTGATATGATTAAGATAGCAAAAGAGTCAATCAGGAATACATACTCTGACAAATGATTGCCCAAGAGGAGTTAGTTTTGCAACTCTGTTTTGGATTGATATTTCCGCATTTGGAAACTCTTTTTGGAGAAGATGGAACTGCGAATGTTGTTTGAAAATATCATAATATTCTGGAGCATTCAGATATATATCTGATGGAATTTGAATTAATCCTAATCTTTCCAAAGAAGAAATGGAAGTAGAACAAATCTCTAAACTGATTTCAGGTAATTCCAGAAATACATTCTCTAATGCTATGCTATATCCTGGTTTTCCTGGGGTTGATACACAATAATTGCATATAGGTATTCCCGAAAAGTGTGCTACTTTAAACTTTTTTAGAAGACGGGCATCAATAACTGACATTTGCTTAATAATTTCTGCAAATGATGGATGTATATGATTTAAAAAGTCCGAATTCATAGAATTGCTTACTAATGAAGTAAACATTTCTCGAAGTTCTTTTTCTTCAATGGAATACTTGGAATTTTCTAAGGCTTGTGCAGTTATTTGTAGAGAAGGTTCAATCTGTTTATCTTTTGGTATTTTAGATATTGAATCGGAAAGCTCTTGTTTGTAAATTGATAAATCGTGAGCATATTTTGCACGACGCTTATCAGCAGTATGGGAGATACCTCCGAATATGAGAAACCAAATATCGCCAAAAGTTTTTCCGGCATTTGTAGTTAATTCTCCAGTTGTGTTTTCAATGACAGTATTAACAGAGTCTGGTAGTTCAAGTTTAGGCATATAAATTCCTTCATTTCTTCCGTACTCGGCTGCTGCAACAGCCTGTAGATACATTATAAATGAAAGAGAAGGAATGCACAAGCCCTTTAGATAGAGTGTATGAGAAAGGGGAAGTAGCATGATAATTTGAGGGAGAGCATCAGCAACCGCCATCTTAAAAAGGGACAAATCATAAAGAAGGGAAGAATTTGGGAATTATATTAACATTTTTAAAAAATAAAAAAGTTAAAATAAAGACAGTAGGAAAAACATCTAATTTAATAGTATTACTTGTTGCAATAAGTAAATTTTTATCAGAGAAGATTGCACAAGAAAAAAATTTGGAATTAGAACAAGCAGAAAGTATAGTAATTGATTTCATTAAAGATGGAATGAAAACTTTATCTCAAAAATAAGAGCTTTTCTTACTGTTAGTTGAAGGATAGAAAGAAGAATAATAATGAGGAAGAACTTGAAGGAAGCCCGCCAGAGGGCGGGCATGAATGAAAAATTAGAAAAACTTATTTAATAACACTTACTGCAGGCATCATAACCACTCTGAATCGCCTGGTCAAGGGACATGCTTCTCGCCTTGCTGGGATTCATTCTTCCACAATTATTGATTCTGTGATATTTGCTTCCTGTAGCAGAAATCCAGACAGTACTTGATTGGGTTACAGAATTATCAGTCTGAGATGTGGCAGTCTGTGTGGTGTCAATATTATCGTCCGATACTTGAGTCACTGCAGAGGTTGATGTTACATTCTGAGTCTGTACAACGCCATTGATTGTCATAGCTCCGTTAGAATCAACCGTATAACCATCAGGGGTAGTTGTGCTGACCAGAAGATAGCCTTCACTATTGAAATAATAGTTTTCGGCAATCCCATCATTATTTCCGTCAATCCATTTCCAACAGCTTGTGGGGTAGGAACCATCATCATTCTGATACCAATATCCGGTAGCATTTAACTGCCAGGAACCGGCAAACGCTGAAACAGACATGGAAAGGGAAAGAATTCCGGCCAAAATAAGTGACTTCCAAGTTTTTTTCATATGAATATCCTTCTTCCTTTTTAACTCGGCTAACAGCCTGTAAGACAATTATATAGTATAAGGGAAAAACTGGCAATAATATTTTATGTATGGAAAGAATTACATATAAGTAAGGTCTTAAAAAAATATAGGAGGTGGAAACACGAAAGATTTAGTTTATCTGAAAAATGATGAGCCTGTATGCGATAGCTTGCAAGTGGCGGAGAAGTTTGGAAAACGGCATGATAGAGTATTGAGAGCAATCGAACAAATAAAAAATGATAGCTCACCCCAAAAATGGGGTCAGTCATTCAAAGAAAAGTCATATAAAGACAGTTCTGGAAAACTCAATAAAATGTATGAAATGAATCGTGATGGTTTCTCTATTTTGGCTATGGGATTCACAGGGAAAAAGGCTCTCGAATGGAAATGGAAGTATATTGAAGCTTTCAATAAGATGGAATCTATCATAAGGGAGAAGTCCACCCAGGCATGGTTGGAAACCAGAAAAGCCGGAAAGCTCACCCGTCAGGCAGAAACCGACACCATTAAACGGCTGGTTGAATACGCTAAAGAGCAAGGCAGCACCCATTCAGACAAGCTATATATAACGTATTCCAAATTGGCAAATAAGATGGCAGGAATCGCAAGCCGTGAGGAAGCAACGGTTATGCAGCTTAATAACCTGTCTTTGATGGAACATATCATTCTTCATGTGATTGATACGGGAATTCTTATGGGAAAACCTTACAAGGAAATCTACCAAGATTGTAAGCACAGGCTTGGGACTATCCGAGATTTAGCGTATTTGGAGGCAGGAGCATGAGGAAGAACTTAAAGGAAGCCCGCCAGAGGGCGGGCATGACTCAGAAAGAGGTTGCTGAGTATCTGAATATATGTGAGAGACACTATAAATACATTGAGGCAGGAAAAGTAATTGGAAACGTAGAATTATGGGATAGATTAGAAGATTTATTTAATATTCATCAACGGATACTCCGTGAGATTGTAGCCATTCATCTCGTCCAAGAAGATAATCAATAGAAACATCAAGGGTATCTGCAATTTTGACTAATGTATCAGATGAAGGGAAAGTGTGACCGCTTTCGTAGTGTCTATAAGTACGAAGACTGACTGAAAGAATATTTGCCATATTTTGTGCAGTGAATCCTTGGTTTTTACGAATATGATTTAATCTTTTTCCAAACATCTTTAGACCTCCTAAAAAAGTGCAAAAAATTTTCATTGTTAGTATTGACGGTGCAAAAATTTTACACTATAATATGATTTATGAACAGTGCAAGAAATTTGCACTATAAGGAGGAAAAGCCATGATAGCCGAAAAAGTGCAAAAACTGGAGCAAGAGAACACTGTTTTAAAGAAGCAGGTGCAGGAGCTACTGGATATATGCGAAAGTAGGATAGAGCTTCCTAAGAATTGTGAATACTGCAGTAACTTTATGCAGCATTATATCAAAAGCGGAGGAGCGTATTATCCAACCTATAATGGGCATTGCGTAGCAGGGAATCGGATAAAAAACAGAAAAGTGAGTGATACCTGTAAGGCATATGCTAAGAGGGTGTATGGAAAGAATTACATATAAAATCAGGCAATTAGTACAACCAATAAAGCATACAATCAATCAGAAAGGGGGATTGCTATGAAAATTACTTACACCAATATTATTATTATTGGAACCAAGAAAGTGCCATTTAATGAATTGACAGAGAAGGAAAGGAGGCAGATAAGCAATTTTTTAAGAAGGATTCCTCTGGAAACATTAGGAACTGTGAGTGTAAAAAATTCCGCCTGATGGCGGATTCCATGGACGAGCCTGACTATTTTTTGGGAATCCGAGATTTAGCGTATTTGAAGGCAGGGGCATGAGGAAGAGCCTGGAGGAAGCCCGCCAGAGGGCGGGCAGGTATGACTCAAAGGCTATTTGCTTGTATTTTTGCAAGAAGGGCTTCTTGAAGTACTTGAGAAAAATTTAAGCCCATAGCCATAGCAGCTTCGTTGAGCCATTCAGGGATACTCAAAGTTTTCTTTACAGCACGAGAATTTGTACGTTTTTTATAAGCGAGCATATCAAATTCGATTACTACAAGGAATGTGTTAGCTTCTGGTGTGATTTCTGTTGGATCAGAAGCTTGGGGAAATGGTTGCTGTTCTTTTTCACGGCAAGTTAATGCAAGACCAAGTGCATCTACCGCCATTTCGTAAGCTTGTGTGATATCGTCACCTTGTGTAAGACATTCTGGAATATCAGGGAAGGAAATCCAAAAACCGCTTTCTTCTGCCTTATGAAATAATGCAGGATAAAATAATTTTTTCATATCATACCTCCATTTTGGTTTGTAACATACATAATGTAATCTTCATTATTAACTATTGGTTCAATATTTTTTGTATAGCTACAATAGCAATATCAGGAACGCGTTTTTCATTATCAGTCATTATGCAATTTTCCTTTATACTTGGTATTGGTAGATACCTGTATATAAATTATAAGGGAGAAACAAGACAGGATGCAATACAGAATATTAGTTCACATCAAAATCAAATTGAATACCAACAGGACGTTTGGAGAATAGGAAGGAGATGCAGAGAAATTACTGAAAAAATAAATAAAACTGTACGGAGAGCATTACATTTTGAAGAAAGTGGAGAAACACTTTCTGTTGAAATTTGTTTAGAAAATGTTTCTCCTAACTATAAAAAGTGCCTAAAAGGTTACTTGGATACTTTATATAAAGATGTTTTGGAAGAAATCATTTATTAGTTGATAGGCTTTGTGACAATTCAGTAAACTTAAGTATTTGCTCTGGATTATCCAACATTTTTGTTAGGAATGTTTCTAAGATTACGGTTTCCATGGATGAAACATAAGGAGGCTTCCATGCTTCTTGCCAGAAACCTTTTTGAAATAGGAGGAAGTTTAAAGATATGGAGGTAACAGAAAAAAAACCACAAATTCCTACATGGAAAATGTGGCTGACAGTAATCATGATAGTAATGGCTCTAACAGCGATTCAGAATTATCAAATTCACTATCGGATGCAACAGGAGATTTTGAATCTGGAGTCCATGCTGAGCCAGGTGTTGCAACTTCAAATTGAATACCAGCAGGACTTGATTCAGATTCTTGAGAGGCTTCCATAAGTTCTATGATAGTTTGCTGTTGGGAAGAGAGTACAGATAAACACTCTATTATTTTTTGAGCTTGTTCTTCTGTTGGTTGAGATACAAGTTGTCCAATATACCATAAAAGCACTGTGATTAAGATGCTTATGATATTTAACACATCAGAAAGCGATAGTTTTTTAATCTTAATAGATGATTTGGAAGTTCTGGTTTCTGGTATCGGCTCATCATTTAATGACTTATCAAGAAGCAGATCTTCTGACACTAATTTTTCCAGAAGAGATTCTTGATTTTTAAGGTCAGAAATATTGTTTATGTAATTGTAAAAATTTGAAATAAAGTCAGAGCCAAAAACATTAGAATGAATAAAAGTTTGAAATTGTGCTTGTAAAGAATTATCATTGACCCATTCTTGGACTATTTGGACAGCAGGGTTATTGGCTAATTGTTGAGCCATTTGGACAACAGGATTATTAGCTAACTCTTGAGCCATTTGGACAGCAGGATTATTAGCTAACTCTTGGGCCATTTGAACAGCAGGATTATTGGCTAATTGTTGAGCCATTTGAGCAACAGGATTATTGGCTAATTGTTGGGCCATTTGAACAGCAGGATTATTGGCTAATTGTTGGGCCATTTGAACAGCAGGATTGTTGGCTAATTGTTGGGCCATTTGAACAGCAGGATTATTAGCTAATTCTTGAGTTATTGATACCGTAGAATTGTAGTTATTTTTAGTCATAATGTAATGCCCCTTTTTTATACTTAACTCTAGTGAGAGCCTATAAGTACAGTATAGAAACGAAATTTATAAAATGCAATACAAGAACTGTGAATACTGCAGTAACTTTATGCAGCATTATGTCAAAAGTGGAGGAGCGTATTATCCAACCTATGATGGGCATTGCGTAGCAGGGAATCGGATAAAAGACAGAAAAGTGAGTGATACCTGTAAGGCATATGCTAAGAGGGTGTATGGAAGGAATTACATATAGGGGGTGGGAAGATGGCAGAAATCAATATAATCGCAAAGGAATGGGCTGATGAGCTTCGTGGGGGAATCGCATGGCTGATAGTCTGGAAAACGGGCCGGAGCTGGAACATTCAAGCAGTGTGGCTAAGTGATGACAAGGATACCTTTTTGTATTCAGGTTTTCGAGGGCCACCTATCAGCAACAATCAGAGGTAATCCAAGTTATTCCAAGAAAATCAGAATGATTCCAAATAAATCCAAGTCATTCCGAAAAAATTGGAAACACAAGGAAGAAAGGTGGGGAACATTTGGACAGATTAGGATTTATCATTCTTTCTATTTTGAGGAAGAACGAAGCTACCAACCGAATTTCATCTATGACAATCAAGGAAATTGCCGATAGTGAACCATTTGGCTGGAAAGAAAATACCATCTTTAAGAAACTGAAGAAGTTCGAGAAATCCGGCTTGATTAACTGTGGTCTGAAAGAGGGACATGCACATTCCTATTTTATCACACCAAAAGGGTGTGAATGGCTGGAACAAGAAAGGGTGAAACCATGAAGAACAAAATTGCATTCTTGGCAGTTGGACAAGCTGCCGGAAACATTGGTCGGCTATTGGAACAGAAAGGCTATACGGTCATCTATGTAAATACATCCCAGGAAGATCTTGATACTCTGGAAAATGCAAAATTCAAGTATCACATTCCACAGGGAGAAGGCTGCAATAAAGACCGTAGAAAAGCAAAACAGCTTGTGATTGATGATTTTGATAATATTGCAGCGGAAATTGAAACCAAGCTGAAAGCAGAAATGCTCTTTGTAATCTTTGCCAGCGGAGGAGGAACTGGCTCTGGAGCAGGTCCCATGTTGATGGACTTGTTGATTGATGAGGGAAAAACGGTAGGGGCGATTACGATTCTTCCGGCACAGGATGAAAGTGTAAAATCACATATCAACTCGTATGAATGTTTTTCAGAACTGACAGAAATTGCAGGAACGGGGGCTTGCTTTATCATTGATAATGATAACGGGGATAAGCTGGAACTGAATTCCGTCTTCGTAGATTCTTTTACGTCATTCCTAGAGATACCAGATAAGTATAAGAGTATCAAAGGAAATATTGACAAGGCAGAAATCATGGAAACCTTAAAAGCTCATGGAACTTCGGTTGTTATCTGTAATAAGGGTAAGGAAAGTGCAGATATCATTCAGGCAGTAAAAGAAAGTATTTTGGCACCATTAGAGTCTGACAGAGCTGTAAAATATATTACAGCTTCTCTTGCTGGGAATGTACAGATGTCAGACCTTGAAAAAGCATTTGGAATCCCTATTGACACATTCCAGACGTTTAACGACACAGAATCTATTTGCTGCATTTCGGGCTTGACATATCCTCTTTCGCGTCTGGAAACCATTTATAAAAAGGTTGACGAAAACAAAGACCTGATAAAAAAGAATCTGGCGGTTACACGGGAAACCGACCTGAAAAAAGATGTCAATTTTCTTGACGATATGGAGTCAACCAAGAAAAAAATGACGGAGAAAAAACTGCAGTCAAAGCGCGATATCATGAGTAAATATTTATAATATTAGGTGGTGGCATAAATGGCAGGAATGCAATGGATCAAACTTCGGATAGATATGTTTGATGATGAAAAAATAAAAATAATTCAGGCTATGCCGGAGGGCGATGCAATTCTTGTGATATGGATCCGGATGATTGCGCTTGCTGGCAAATGCAATGCTAACGGGCTTGTGCTGATGGACGATGAATTTCCCTACACGGATGAAATGCTTTCCATCATTTTCGGGAAGCCGCTTCAGACGATTAAGCTTGCGTTAAAAACATTTGAAAGGTTTCACATGATTGAAAGCACCGTAAAGGGAATCTATATCGCCAATTTCGAGAAACACCAAAACATTGAGGGTATGGACAAAATCCGAGAACAGAACCGACTGCGCAAGCAGAGGGAGAGGGAACGGAAAAAGGCTTTACTGCTGGAAGAATCATTATCTGCAGTAGTACCAGAAGACGATCTGGAAACTGCTGGAAATGATAGTGTCACAAATGATGTCACAGGAATGTCACATGACATGTCACGTGATTTCACGCAACAGAATAAGAATAAAGATATTAATATTAATATATGTGCGCCAAAGCCGCACGAGACGGACAAGAGAAAATTAAAAGCAGACCAGGAACAGTTGGTGAAGGATTTTGAAATTATCTATGACATTTATCCAAAGAAAGTTGGACGGACGGTAGCGTTCGCTCATTACAAGCAATGGATTTCCCCGAAAGGAAAGGACGTTTCTGGAAAGAGATATCACTTAACAAACCGTCAGATTTATTTGGCAGTCAGAAGGTATGTAAGAGAACAGGAAGAAGCTGGAAATGATGATTTGAAGTATTGGAAAAATTTTGATACACTGATGGGCAGGCAGCTTCTTGACTATATGGATTGGGAGGAAGGTGGGTAAGAATGAGTCTTTTAGCAGAAAAAAATGTCATTGGTTCGCTTCTGATGACTCCAGAGAGTATGAAGACGATATATGGAATGTTAGAGCCGGAGATGTTCTCAAATGAACTCCTTTCAAGCGTTTATGTAGAATTTTTGAAAGGATATACGAATGGATATCCAGTCAATCTGGTTATTTTGGATGAAAAAATGCAGAGAAGCGGAATTCCGAAAGAAATCATTCTCCAAACTCTTAAGGACTGTATTGCCGAAACGGTATCCAGTGTAGAAATCAAACGGTATGCGGAAATTATTATTCGGAGCTACCGTGTAAGAAAGTTTAACCAAATTATTCAGACAACACAGCCAGTATCGGATACCATTGATATTCAAATTGGACAGGTAATCCATCAACTGGAGGCTTTATTAGAGCAAAAGGCAGCATCAGCAAAGACGCTTTCTGTGATTGCCAAAGAAAATAAACATCGGTATTTTCAGAATAACGAAGATAGCAAGCTTTACCTGGGATTTCCCAGACTAGATGAACTGCTTGGAGGGCTTGAGGGCGGAGATATGATTGTGATAGGGGCCAGACCAGGAACTGGTAAGTCTGCGTTTGTGACACAAATCACAAGAAATCTAGCTGCAAGGGGAAAACGGATTGGATTTTTCAACCTGGAAATGCAGGAAAAACAGATGTATGAACGGTTTGTGGCAGTCCAAAGCGGAATCGGGCTGACACGGCTGCGGAGAGCTTCCTGTTTTCTGGGCGACGAAGAAGAACGGTTTAAAAAAGCCAATGAAGTATTAGAAAAGCAAGAAACTATCGTAATCAGTACAGGAAGCAGGCATATGAGTGAAATCCGAAGCGAAAGCAGGCATATGGGATATGATGTAATTATCATAGATTATCTGCAGCTTGTACAGCCAGACAAAAGCTATAGCGGAAACCGCTATGCAGAAGTAGGAGCAATCTCAAGGGCAGTTAAAAATTTAGCTATGGAATTCAATATTCCGGTTATCGCATTGTCGCAATTAAACCGCATCTCTGAAATGAGAAGGAACCGAGAGCCTACGATGTCAGAATTGCGAGAAGCGGGAGATATTGAGCAGGATGCCAGTATTATCATGCTTTTATGGAATCTCTTTCAAAAAGACCCAAGTAAAAAGGCAATTAAAGTAGAAAAACAGCGGCAAGGAAAAACAGGGAAAGTAGGATTAAATTTTAATGGAGATTTGATGTTGTTTGAAGAATCAAAAGACTCAGTTTCAGAGATGGAGAAATGGATAGTTGGGGAAGATGATGACGTCCCATTTGATTGAGAGGTTCTAACATGGCGAGTGTAAAATTCCAAAAGGGTTCCAAGGAATGGAATATGTTTCGGGACTATTGGAACCTGTGTCAGAAATTTTGGATACCAGAGGATAGCGAGGAATACTGGAATTTAGTTCTCAAAGAATCGATAGAGTTTAAGAAAAAGTATGAGAGCTTACCTTTGGCAAACGAGATAAGACTTGTCTTGCTGGAACATCTATTCAGAGAGGCCAAAAAATAGGTGAAAGAGGTGAAAGCTGACAATGAAAAATACACTTAGTGATTTGAATAACCATCTGTTTGAGCAGTTGGAACGGCTCAATGATGAGTCCCTTACCCAAGAACAGCTGGAACAGGAACTACGAAGAAGTGAAGGTATGACAAAGATAGCCGAACAGATTATCCGCAATGGAGAGCTGGCCTATAAAACCATGGTTCATATGGATGAATATGGCTATAACGCAAATCAACATTGCCCAGAGATGTTGGAGGTAAAACAGTATGGCAGCCAGATATCCAAATGAAGTTCTTGAGTTTATCAAAGAACAGGTTATTGGCAGAACTGGTAGAACGAATCTGGAGCTGGCTAATCTGGTAAATGAACGGTTTGGGACAGAATTTACAGCCAGCAAAATGGCTAGCTACAAGAGTTATCATAAAATTTGTCAGCCATCAAAGTATCCAGAGGGTATGGAAAATTACATACGCAGGATAGCAGCAGGAAAAACAGCCGTTGAACTGGCAGAGGCCGTTTCCAGGCAGTTTGGTATTGAGTTTTCTGTATCTCAGTGCAAAGCATACAAAAAGAACCATGGTATAGTAACCGGTGTGGATTGCAGATTTCAGAAAGGACATGTACCTGCAAACAAGGGAAAGAACATGAGTCCAGAGAAGTATGAAAAGTGCAAGGCAACCATGTTTCACAAGGAACATGTACCTGCAAACCATATGGAGGTTGGAGAATATACACACACCACAGATGGCTATCTCATGCAGAAAGTAAAAGAAGATGGGACACAAAGGAAGAGATTTGAGTTAATGCATCGGAAAGTATGGGAAGAACATTATGGGGAGATTCCAGAAGGGAAAAAGGTAAGTTTTCTGGACGGCAACAAAGATAATTGCGATATTGCCAATCTGGTATTGATAGATAATAGGGAAAACCTGGAACTGAATCGTAGCCATTTAAGATTTGCCGAAGCAGAGCTGGCACAAGTAGGGGTAAGTATCGCAAAGGTAAGAGTTGCGGCAAGAAGAAAGTGCTATGGCTGGCAAGAAGAGAAGGGAGAAGCTAACGATGAAAGAACGTAGTTATCGTTTCTCGCCACAAGCAGAAGTTCGGATTTGTGTGACAGAAACGATGCAGCAGGATTTTAAAGAGTGTCAGGAGATGTTTCGGGTCAATCCCGATGATGAAAAAGACTGCAATGGATGTAGTTGGAATTGCAGGGTCAAAGGAAGTGAGCTTCCGATGCGTCTTTGTATGTTGCCAACTGTCCAGGAGAACATGAAGGAGGTACTAGCTAAATGAGTGGAATGGAGAAGATAGTGTATGTCAGAAACGATACGAACCCCAGCAGAGAGCCTGGAGGAATTTTTAAATTTTGTTGACCATTGCTATCAAGAGTATAAAATGGCCCAGGAAGCAGTTAGTAGGGAAGATAAGCGCCTCCAGGACTTGCTGCATGAGTTGGAGTTTGCACAAGAGAAAGGAGAACGCAATCGGGTAGCAACGAAGTTTCAGAGCAGCAGGAGAGAACGGAGAAAACATAAGGATATCGTAAAACGCAATGAATTAGTAGTAAAGTTCTTTGAGGAAAAAAGTCACAGGGAAACATTAAATAAGTTAAGGCAGCTGTTAGGCCGTCAACGTAAGGAAGAAGAATATTTATCCAGTGAACGGACGTATAAACCAAGGGTGAAGTAATTGACCAAGTTGAGACAGATACATAAACCATAGAGGAGGGAGGAAATTTTGACAAAGGAACAGGCTGAAAAGAAGCTGAAAGCATTGAAAGTGCTTGCAGAACGTGGCGTGGGTGGTGAAAGGGAAACTGCCAAGCGACTTTATAAGAAATTAAAGAAAAAATATGAGATAGAGGAAGAAGTCATAAAAGAAGAAGCGGACAGTCGTTTTGGAATCTCAATTTATATGGGGGTGATGGGGCTTGCGTTGCAGCAGGAGCTTGAAGCCTGCAGGGAGTGTCCATACCAGAATGGGGAAGAAATCTGCCAACAGTGCGGGACATACGAAAATATAAAAGATATCTGTGTGTATATGGAATATGGAAGGTGA